AACTGAAGAACAAAAAGCGCATAGACAGCTTGTAGCAGAGCGTACTCTTAAAGCTATACCAGAGATTCCTGGGCTTAAACCTTTAGCTGACATTAGTCATAAAGCCCAGACATCAATACTTAACAGTATTTCACCAAGTGCTAAAAAAGCACTACAGGACTCTCAGATCACCGGTAATATCTTTAAAGGTGAAATTGACTTTGGTAAAAACCCAAGCCTAGAAGGTTACGCACTGCAAGCCGTTAACATCTTTGGTTCTATGGCGCCTGTGGTTGTCGGTACGATGGTGACCAAGAATCCTGAAACAGGTGCGTTAATTGGTGGAGGCATGGCTGCGGACGAAGCTATTGGCAACGCAGTTGAAGCTATCAACAAATTAGATGATAAGCAGTTGGCGCAGCAAAGCCCATTCTTTGCGCAAATGATGAAAGGCGGTGCAACCGCTAAAGAAGCTAGAGATTTAACTTTACGTAAAGCTTCAGAAACTGGGGCTGCGCTTCAAGGCGTAGTGGGTATGTTTGGCGATGACGTGCTTGGTCGTTTTGTTTCTGGGGCTTTTGATAAAGCGCTAACAAAGTTTGCCGGTAAATCTATATTAGCGCACACTGCTGTTGGCACTGGACTTGCTGCTGCTGAACAAGGCTTATCCGAGACTGCCGAGGGTTTAGCCTCTGATGTCGCCAATAAATCTGTTTTACCAAATACAGAACTTGGTCAAGGTTCCGCTGCAAACTTTATTGGTGGTATGTTAGGGGGGCTACCTGCCGGTGCAGGTAGAGGGTTTGTAACTGGGTTAAATGCTAAACTACAGCCCGAACCTAATGCGCCCGCTGGCACACCTAAAATCATATCGCCCATAGACTTTGGTGCGGTAGAGGCCCCAGCTACTGTCACAGACAGGGAGGCCGCAGTTAAACAAGAAACCCAAAGACTAATGTCTCAAAGAGGTTTCAGCGAAGAAGTTTCAAGGGGTATGGCTGAAAAGTCCATTCCGTTAGCGGCGTTTGCCGAAGAAACTAACGAACCAGAGGAAGAAGAAAATGTTGCAGGACCTAACGCAGAACCAGCTGGAACAAGCGTTCCAGTACCTACAGGAACCGATACCACTGCCACCACCGGAGGGGCTGGAGAACCTGAACGAAATGGAGTGGTTTCTAATCAGCAGAATGTTGCAGCTCCTACTGCAGGAGAAAGAGTCGAGCAACCTGCAATAAACCCATTGCCTAGAGAAGAATTTGAAGAAAAGTACAGGGACTTAACTGAGCGTATCAATGCGTACAACAAGATTGATCCTGAAGATAGAACTCCAAGGCAAAACGCAAATTTAGAAGAAGCTCAAGGGCTACTTCAGAACTTAGTAGATGCTCAAGGATACTTTACGCCGCCTCCACAGGCTGCGAGTGTTGTTCCAACGGTTAATGCAAACGAACCAATTCAAACCCCAGAAGGCCCAGTTGAGCACGCTAACCTATACGCGGCTAATGAATTTTCAAATGAAGTTACTCCAGAGCATCATGCTGGCGTAACCCAAGCTGCGGCTATAGTAGATAACCCACAAGCTGCGTATGACCAAGCGGTAAAAGATGCTGCTGCTGCCAAAGAAAACTTTAATCGACTAGATCAACTGTTTAAGTTCCCTGATATAACTGCTGAAGAACAAGTTACACAGGAGCAAAGGGACGAAGCCAAACAACAGTTGGACGATGCTTTACTAAAAGCTGACCAAGCACAAGCTGCGTTGGAAGAATCGCAAGCTGCTGCTAAAGAAGCTGCAAGGCAAAGAGCACCTGGCGCTGGTCGTAAACCTGCGGAGCTTACACCTGAACAACAAGCGGCTAAAGCAAAAATAGCTGCGGATGAACAGGCTGCTAAAGCTGAGGTTGAAAAAGCCAGACGTGGTGTTAAAAAAGCAGAAGCGTTCTTGTCTGAAGGTCTTGCACCACTAACTGAAGAGCAAATGAAAGACCCCAAAGGGCAGGCTTTTCATGAAAACGACAAGACCGCAATGATTGACGAAGCTACGCGTATGCTAGCCGACATCGTCGATAACAGAAGCCTTAAGAATAGGCCAATTGGTAAAAAAGCTAGAGAGCTTCTACAGACTAACAACATAACTGCTGAAGACATCAAGCGAGCAAGAGCTAAAAAAGCAGCGTCTGAAAAAGCGATTGAAGATTTGTACAGGCAGAAACGAGATTTGCTTGGGTCTAGTTCTTACGATCAAGTATTTGGTCCATCCTCAATGTCGGCAAGTAATGTTGGGCAAAGCGTCCCTGCGTTTAGCGGAAACAAAACTGCCGCGCAAGCAATCAACACCATTATGAAATTTGGTGACGAGGTTCAGCGCTATTTTGCCAACCACTTGCGTGGATTTGTTAAAGACGTTAAGTTTGTTGTGCTAGAAGTCGGCGATGAGTTACCCCCACAATTGAAAAAGTACCAGTCATGGTGGGATTTGTCTCGTGGCTTGTACATTCCTGAGAATGGAAACAAAACCATTTACGTTCGTGGTGAAAGTTTTGGCCCACATAGGGGCAACGACATTACAACTGTGCTGCATGAGTTGATCCATGCATCGTCAGACGAGCGTATTTATGTGGGGCAAAATTCACCCAACAACACTGAATTGTCCCGTGCTGTTTCAAGCATTGACGAAATGCGTGAGCGTGCCGCAAGAGTTTTTGAAGCTGGCAAACGCAATCGTTTGTTGCCACAAGATTTAATTAACTTGGTAGAAGATGTACCTGACATCTTTACCAACACTTATGAGTTTGTAGCTTACGGCTTATCACAACCCGAAATGCAAAAGTTTTTGATGAGCATGCCATCAGATCCAAAGCATTTTACCGAGAGTATGTTTAGTCGGTTTACTCGTGGGTTGATGAACATTTTGGGGTTGAACTCAAGCTCCAAAGAAAGATTGAATGCGTTCACAGACTTGGCTATGGTGACAGATAAAATGCTGAACGCCAAGTACACAAGCGCAGAACGAGCAATTGCGCAGGGGTACAGAGAGACGCCTATGCAAGCGTCTCCCGCAACTCAGCGGGAAATGTTTGGTAATCATCAGCGAATTAATTTAAGCCGACTCAAAGCCGACACTCTAGGTCACAAGACTCCAGAGCAACAGATTAAATTTTTTGAGAACGCTAAAGCCGAACTGGATGCCGAGCTTGCCAAAGGCGATGCTGGTAGGTTCAACGCTAACTGGGCAAAAAACATCGGTAGTGGCAATATGCCCAAAGGCCAAGCTATTGCGCAAAGGGCTCAGCTTGCAGCTAAGCACGTAGAGGCTTTAAAAGAACATTACGATGATGTAATTAATGAAATTAACCGCACAAGAGAAAAAACGCCTATTGTTTCCGAAAGAACGGCGTTTTTACCGGGGGCTAAAGGGGAACCTCCACTTGCATCTGCTGGGTTAAGACAAATTACTGAGAATGATGATCTATATGATGAAATCGGCCCAGCTACAATGATAACTGGGTTTGATACGCACGGTAATAGAGGCACCGGACTAGGTACTAAACTACTTAAAAGTATTACGGATTGGGCTGATAAAAACAACAAGACTCTAGCGCTTATCCCCTCAGCGCAGCTTGATGCTGAATTGGGTGGTTTAAACCAAGAGCAATTAAAAAGTTGGTATGAACGAAATGGCTTTGTAGATAAAGCTGACTATATGGTTAGGCAGCCAAAAGCAATAAAAGCACCTAGCCCTTCAGCTAAACGTAGCGAAGCAGTAACCGAAGCTAAGAAAATCCAAGCGGTTACAACCGAAGGACTTAAAGCAGTTCAAACTAGCCGTGAGGGTAATGAGTTAGGTAAAGCCGTTTCTGTTCTACAACAAGTTCGCCACCCCAATAATCTTTGGGGCGAGATAAATTTAATCCTTAGCAGCGGTAACGAGAAGCTCAATGACTTTTTGTCTTCTTTCTATGACGCCGACGGCTTAGCTAGAAGCGGCCCCAATCTGCAAATCAGTGCGTTGCAAGATGTTTACAAGAACATGCAGTTGATGAACGGCACTACGCAAAGGATGTTGAGTAATGCAGCAAATGAGATTGATGCATTGCAGACGTTCTACAGAGAAAACCCAAGCCTCAAGAAACCATTTGAAGACTTTGTTAACGCAACGACGTTTGACAAGTACAACCCTTTGAATCCAAAAGAGAAGGGCACTCCTAAAGCTAAGGTGTACGACGAAAAGTTTAAACAGCTCGGCCCTAATGGGCAGGCTGCGTACAAAAGGCTTTATCAGTACTACAAAGATCTGAACAACTACAAACAAGAGTTGCTGGAAAAATCTTTAAATGACCTCGACCTTGAGGGCGAAGATCGTCAAAAACTACTTAAGGGTTTTAGAGAAGCGTACGAGAGCAGCGATGTAATCGACCCATATTTCCCATTGATGCGTTTTGGTGACTACGTCCTTAACCTTGGCAAAGGTAAAGATAGAGTTGCTTTGCGGTTTGAAAGCAGCAAGGAACGCAAGCGTGCGCTTAATGAATACGCCAAAAAACAAAACACAACGCCAGAAGCGTTAATCAATTCTGAAAAAGTTTCACTTGTAAACGACACAGGCGGCGCAAAAATGCGGGGTACTATTGAAGGCACCAGCAAGCTGCTCAAAACTATTTACGACGGCATCAATAACTCCAAGTCAGATGAGTTGACCAAAGGTCGTTTGAAAGACATGGCTTATCAAGCCTACTTGCAGGCAATGCCCGAGCAAAGCGTTCGTAAATTATTCTTGCATCGTGAAGGCTATCCTGGATTTTCCAGCGATTTGGTTCGTATCCTTGCATCTCACTCAGTAAAGGCATCGTCACAGTTCGCCAGGTTAGAGTATGCAAACCCTATGCGCAGAGAGCTGGAAAGAGCTTACAGACAACTCAAAGGGAACGAACAGTACACGCCGTTCGTAGACCGCATGGCTGAGTTTGTTAGTGAGATGGTTGCTCCTGTGCCAGCAGATCGACTACAAAAAGCTGGTGAATGGTTTGTTAACAACTTGGTTGTTCGTCCTTCGTTCCTGCACTCTCTTACTAGCTGGTCGTCGGCAATTATTCAACCTGCTGATATATTCTTAAAGGGTATACCCATACTTGCGGGTAACCACAGTACTGCGGCTGCTACTGCTGAAGTATCTAAAATGTTAAAAGTGTGGAACCAATTGGGGGTTATAGAAACTCTACCCGATGGAACCAAGCGTTATCGCGCGCCAAGTATTGCGTTTGCTGAAGGGTTGACTGCTGACGAAAGAGAAGCAGTTAGAGCTATGGAAGATGCGGGTGTAACTAGAGATACTGTTGCTAACTCCGTATACAACTTCAGTAATAAAGGTAACGTAAACGTGGATTCTAAAGGTTGGCAGACTGCAAAGACTGTCGGTAAGAATGTATTGTTTGGTGGAATGATGCACCACACAGAACGTTTGTCACGCGAAGTTATATTTATGGCTGCGTACAGACTTAGCATGAAAGACTTGGCGACCACCAAAATGCCATTTAAAGAACGCCAGCAAGCGGCTATCAATCAAGCTATCTCAGAAACATTTGAGACCTTTGGTAATTACTCAACATATAGCCGCCCCATGATTTTTCGTGGGCCTGTGGGTAAATTTACTTTGCTCTACAAGTTTTTCCCCTACGTCACCACTAAGATCCTTTTAGGTAACGGCCTCAAGATGTTGTCGTTGACAAACTCAAGGGTTGAAAAACAAGCGGCTGCTAAAAAGTTTTTTGGTACGTTGCTTACACATTTAATGGTAGGTGGTTACGCGGCGCTACCGGCATTCAGTTTAGTTGTGGCTGCTGTCAGTGCAGCAATGAGGGGCTTTGCCGATAGGGACCCAGATGCACCAGAAGATATGCGGGATAAAGACCCAGTGCTTTGGTTCCGCACAGTATATATGCCTGAGCTTCTTGGTGATACAGGTTTGGCTAAACTTGTAGAACGTGGTCCAGTTAACTATTTGACTGGCTCGGATTTTTCTAGCCGTATATCACTCAATGATATGTGGTACAAAGAACCTGCACCTGCGAACACTGAGAACGAAACGTTGTGGAATTTGGCATTGACTCTTGGCGGTGCTGGACCTAATGCAGCATTAGGCTATTATCGTGGGTTCAAGTCGTTCCTTGATGGCGATTATCAAAAGGCTGTAGAGCAATTGGCTCCCGGTTCTTTGGCTGGACTTGTGGCTGCTGAAAGAATTCACGAGCGTGGATTAACTACTAGCCAAGGCGACCAGATTGAGAACTACGAAAAAGGTAACGTACCCGCAAGTGTGATGGCGGGCCAAGCAGTTGGGTTTAGACCTGATGTAGTTACCAACCAACAAAACAAAGCGTTTGCTGCAAATGCAATAGAAAAACGAATTGGTATTGAACGATCTGCGCTTAGTTCTCAGCTTAAGAATGCTTTCTTGAAAGCTAACGATTACAAACTTAGCGAAGCTGAACAACAACGTTGGGACAATAAGTTTAACGATACTCTTGAACAGGTAGAACTGTGGAGTGCAAAGAACCCAACTCATGCGTATAGCGCAGATGAAATTCGCAGCTTGTTAAAGAGCTCAGCTAAATTGCAGGAAAACAGGACTGAAAACGCTGGGGTTATTGTTAATAGGAAAACTGCTGAAGTGATTAGCCCAGTAGCCGAACAACTTCAAGCCGAAAGAGAAGTTAAAAAAGCTGGCGGCGGTTCAGTACAGAGTTTTGCTGGAGGCGGTTTGGTTAGGCGTTTTGACGAAGGTGGGTCAACCAACAAATATCCAACAGCGCATGAGATTCTTCAGCAAAAAATTAATGAGCTTAAAGAACAAAGCAAACAACCTTGGCACCCGGTACAGGAGTGGAACCAAAATGTTCAAGGCGCAATTAAAAGTACAGCAGATACTGTTAAAGGTTGGGGACAACTTGTAACCGACCCACGTGCGTATTGGGAAACTTTAAAAGAAAACGTTAGCAAAACAACACCCGAACAAGTTGCAGCGGCGTTTAACCCTAGTCATATTGGTTTTGCTGGTGCAATCAGACCAAATGTTTCTAACTTTGTACAACCAAAGCCTGTACCTGCTTTCATGCCAGGTATTAATCAACCCGTTGGAACAATTGAAAAAGCTCTTGAAAACCATTTGCCACCTTATAGTAAAGAAGATTTACCCATGTTAGAAAGGGGAAAAGATAATGCTAAACAACAACTACAAGAACAATGGAATAGCGCTGAAATAGACCCTGAAAGAGAACAAGAACTGATGCACCATATAAGGGATATGGAAGGACACATAAACAATATCCCCAAATATGAAGCACTTTCAAATTGGGTGAAAAAAAATTTATATAACTATGTTAAAAACGAAATGGGTACACCAGATGATCCCGTTCGTAAATTAGCGGATCAAGGCGTATTGCACACTGATGCGGCTTTTGGGTTAACCCACCCAATGTCATATATGACACAAGCGAGAAGAAAAATAAGCGGGCTGCCAAAAGAAGGTTACGCTACTACTGCTTTAGGTAAACGTTGGGAAAATATAACCGACGATATGCTTATACCGGTGACTAAAAAAGAATTAGAAGATGCTGACGCAGTAGCTAACTCCAACCCAAATGCACCCATGATAAGGGGGGATCGGCAAAGGGCTTATACATACCAAGATAATCCTTGGATGAAAGATAGACCAGACGACAGTCGGTTTTTTATGCTGAACACAAATTTATTCAACAGGCTTGATTTTGACCATGTGGTTGATACACTTCGAGAACAGTTGCATAACGGAACAGTTGCACCTGAAAATTTAAAAAATATTTCAGTACCACAAGCGGTGCGTAAAACTTTCGAAGCGCAAGAAAGAGCTCGTAAACTAGAAGAACAACAAAAGCAGGACGCATTAAAACAAGTTTTAGATGCTTCGCCCGTAAAAAAATACGATAACGGGCATAAATGGATTGCTTTGCCTGACCCAAATGAATCTGATACAAATATGAAATTTTGCCAAAATATTGGCGTGAGCGGTGGATGGTGTACACAGCAAGAAGCTAATGCTAAGCATTACGGTGATTCTACTCAAGGACGCCAGCTTTATGCATTGGTTGACCCAAAAGGTAAAGCCCATTTACAAATTCAAACAACAGCATACCCTTGGGAGCATGATGATTTACTTGACCGTTTGGGGGAACCAAACGCTGATGCAATATTAAACAAAGTAGATGACGGTAGTATTTCCGATTCTCAACAACTTAATGAAGAAATGAACAAAGCATTTGGGCCAAGACCTCCAACTGTTACTGAAATAAAACCACCAAGCAACAGTTGGGAAGGTTCTATATCTTATGGCAGAATTGAAAAAGATCCCGACTATGTACAAAAATATAAACCGTACATTAAAGACTTTTTAAACTCGGGTGACTGGGGTAGAGTAAACAGAGCTGATTTACTTGAGCACGCAGATACGCGCGATTTAAATAATTATGGCGAACTTGTGACACACGGTGCTCGTTTGGGTTTAAATTTACCTAGGTTTATTGACAACCCAACATTTCAATCTTTAAGCGATTCATGGGTAATGGGGGATGAAGCAGCATCACAACCCATGCCTGATCCACTAAGGCAATATCAAACGCCACCGACGCAATAGGTGAAAAAATAGCCCCGACCAGCGGGGCTAAAATAAGAGAGGAAAGGAACAACTTGCAAAAAATCCAAGGTTAGTATAACTCAGACCCTCCAGATTCGCAAGCCTTTCACCCCCTCTTCAATTACTACTTTTGTAACATAATCAATCTTCAACCGTTTCATGGTTTGGGCTACGCTTTTTCTAGCGCCCACATGGTCAATGCAGGGTACAAAAAAAGAATAACCCACCCTAAACTTAGACCAATTAATGTTGTAATTCACCGACTCTATCTTCATTGTTAACGATCACATCCAAGTTAATCAAATCAGACTTATTTAAATTGAACTTTAAAGCACGGATTGGGGGCGACACAACTGCCATGCCTTTGGACATGCGCTTATTAATACCCTCTACAAACACCTCGGCATCGGTCATTTCTTTCAGGATATTCTTGTAGTTGTATTGGTTTTTGACGCAGAAGTCTTTGAATGGTTTTGCAGCAATATACAATTCTTTAGTATCTGGCTCGTAGCGTACGAGCAATTCACCCCTTGGTTCCCTGAGCGGCAAAGAATTTAAACCACTTCGTGCGTCAACTACGCCATTTACTACGAGCATGTTGTTAGCAACGTGGGCGTTAATAAACTCACCCAGTGGGGCTGTGGGTAAATCCTGTGGGGGCTTTACATCTTCCTTAATACTCTTAAGGGTTTTTACGCACCACTTGTAAATGGCTGCCATATCAAAGTCGCATAGCCCTAGATGCTTGGCAATTAACCCTGCGGAAATAATACATGCACACTGCGCAGACCAAAACCTCTCGGCTGAGGTGAACTGTACATCTTTGTCTAACCTAGCTTGAGTTTTTCTGAGTAAATCATCCTTGATGTACTCAAGATTGTTAACGCAGTATTGTATAAAAATCTCGCCAGCGTGTCCGTAATTTTCAAATAACTGGTGGTCAAACATTTGCTTGCCTTCGGAAACGCTGATAGCATCGCTTGGCTGGATTTCATACTCAAGCAACCGCAACTGTTCGGCGTTCGCTGCGCTTTTGAATGAACTCATTTTCTCGTAGAAGCTAGAGTTGGCTGAGCATAAAGTCATGCAGGCCCAAGTTACGTCGTTAGGTCTAAGTGTATTTGTATGCGCTGAGGCTCTGTCTTTATCTTTGCCGCCTGACGTACTGTACGCATAGTTAGAAAAAGTGTCGGCGGTCATGTTTGTGATCTCGTCAACTAGATTAGGCATATGACACAGAATGCCCAACTTAATCATCTTAGCATTGATCGTGTCTTTAGGCGTAGATACCAAACTTCGGGGGTTGCCCCATATGCTAGCCGCCATGTTAAGAGTAGTTGTTTTACCAGAACCACCGTGCTTGTAGATTACGTTTACTATTGCACCGTTCAAACCTGTGAACTTGAATATGGGGGAAGCAAAACCCACCAATGCGGCAAACGCATTTGCCTCAAGCCCCGGTCTGGCGTACATGTTAAACACTTCTTTCCATTTCTCAAGCGTACCTTTGGGGTGTATATGGGGGACCATTGCCTTGGTTGCAGAAGATGGCGGGCTGTAAAACACACCATCCTTTGTTATCTCTTTATCACCCATAATGAATCGACTGTTATTGTCGCACCAACCAAATTGATTTCTCATGATCTCGGCCTTTCTTTGAAACTGCATATTCTTAATAACCGTTACAACATAACGAGCGAGTAGCTCGTATTCTTTAGCATGCGTAACAATCCCTTGTTGAGCTAACTGTTTGCGTAGCTCATCCTTCGACGATATAACACTCGTTGGTATCGTGAATTCTCGAACGCCATCATGCGGCAGGTGTAGACGAAACAACGCAATCTCACCTAACGCAGTATCGCTCATTCGTTTGACCACATAAAAATCGTGCTCATAAACTAAATCTGGATCCTCTTCTTCATTCTTCTTATAGATGCCGCCGTTCTTGCCCCTGAAGTACGGGAACGGATACTCTGGTATCTTGATGACTTTGTTTTCGACGACAACTTCGTTGTCCTCTTCGGTTGCTTCGGCTATCTCAATACCCAAAACAATCGGTGATTTGATTTTCCCTTTGTGCACACACTCATCGCATCCAGTCGGATTAAGTTTCTCGAACTGTGCACATGAGTGGGGGCCACCTGTTTTGACGATGTAGTCAACTTTTTTATCCACTTCGGCTGGGTCATAGCCTTCGTGCTTGTTGGACATCTTATGAGATGCCCAATCTTTATCTACACAAAACGCTGTGATAGATAAGGCTGAACGCCACAATGGTTCCTCAATGCTATTTTGATTTTCATAGCAATGTATAAGCTGATTGCACTCAGCTTTAATCATGATGGTCTTAAACCGTTTAAGTTTATTACCAATCATAGCCTCCATCATGGGGCTCATCTTACGAGCAAACTCAGGTACTTCATCCTCGGGATCAGGAGCACCGAGAATTTCTTTGACCTGCTCATAAGTCATCCGCTTTGACTTCTCATTTATAACCGTAACCTCAAGAGGCTCGGCTTTAAAATTGAACGTACCCGGAATTCGTAACACGCGAGATGCTTCGAACACTGACGCATCAACGATGAGTCCATGCTCTTGGCTTAGATCACGCAGTCGGTGTGACAATGGTTGCCAATCCCTGCGTTCTATAGTTTTATCAAGCAACCAATAGGCATGAATGCCGTTGCCTGAATTGATGAGTACCGGCTTTGGTAAGCCGACCGTCATGCAGAACTTTTGAAGTTCAACCAACCCAATCTCTTGGGTCAGATAACCCTTGACTATGCCGTCTTCGTCGGGTATCCCCTTCTTTGGGCCACAATCAATATCCACCCATAAAGCCCTAAAGTAAACAGCATTCTCATGCGTGCGGTTGTTGGCTGGTCCAAACTTAGCGCATCCATAATATGCATCGACTTTGTTCTCTACAAATTGTTTCGTTATCTCTTCGACTTCTTCTCTAGTATCTACAAATCTTTGGTCAGGAAATTTACCACCAAGCCCAAGTACACAATACCTACCCTCAGTGGGTAGAACGGTGTCTAATAGGTCGAACATTTTGTTTGCGTTTCCTCAAGAATTCAATGTAATCTTTGATGCGTAGATGCTGATATTGGTAAGGCTGCGATGTGCCTTTAAACCAATTGTAGATAGTAGCCCTGCTCACGTTGAGCTCTAGGGCTACCTCCGAAACTGGAACACCTGCCTCAATACAATGTTTTCCCAAGGATACGCCAAGTTGCAACTTACGAAGGCTGGACGCCTTCTTGTTTGCTTTTACTAATTCTTGGCTGTATCCGTGACTCATATTAATCCTCTTCGCTCCATGCTTTTACAACGGAATCCAAGTCGGGTTTAGCTTTGGGGGCTTCATCCTTTGTTGCACTTGGACGTTTCTTAGGTTCTTCAACTGCTTCGACTTCCACTTTTGGTGCAGCTTTAGGCGCTTCGATCTTAGGTGTACGACCAGACATGTCGGCTTGGTACGCAGTCATAACAACCATCTTCTGCACAAACGGTTCTTTAGCTTTAGCGCTAGAGATTTCATACTGATGCTTGTTGATGAAGCCCATGGGTGTGAACAACACAGATTGGTTATCGTTGTCTTCGTTGAAGCTAATCTGAGTAACAACGTAATCCAAACTCCTGCCGTTGTTGGCTAAGTATTTGGAGTAGTTCTCAAATGTATGCGTATTCTCACCAACGCTATCACCAAACAAAGACTTAGATGCTAAGTTCATTTGGTAAACTTCACCCTCAGATGGAGTGTTGAAGTCTTCTTCAAGCATTATTGCGATCCTACGTGAGTAGCGGCAAGACTTAGATGTACCTTGGCCTGATCCTTTGATGTTGTGTTTGCAACTATCGCACCTGTCAGACTGTGGGTTGGTTGCTTTTTCATCGGGGGATTTACCATCGTTTGAGAAGCACTCGGGCGCTGTAGGTTCAGAATCTGGTGACCATGCTTGCGCATAATAGATGCGGCCTACATGAGGTGACGCATTGATAACGATGACGTTAATCTTCTCTTTAACTTTGCCCATTTCTTTGCCGCCAACTTCTTTGCGGAAGATGCCGTTTTTAGGGACAATACGTTTAACACCCCCGCCGTTACCTGCAAGTTGTTTAGTGAGTTCACTAATACCTGCACTCGCTAAAAAGTCTGGGAGTTCTTGGTTCAACACTAATGCTGTCATTTCAATTTTCCTTTGTACGTCTAACAACCACGGTATATTCCCTATCAATGTTCAAGCCCATTGGTAGTAAATCTGGATTCTCTTGGAGAAAATTCTTTGTATTGGTTTGCGCAATACGTTTCTCAAGTAGGCCGAATGCATCATGTTCTTTGATGAACTTGAACATTGAATCCCAATCGCTCGTCCAATACCGTGACTTAATCGAACGAATGATTGTGCCGCTTTTTGTTTTGATGCTGTCGGCGTTGATCTGCTCACACTTGCTAAGCATCGTTGCCTCAATAACATCCATCTGTTCTTCAATACCCTTGTCGGTTTCTTCCCATTCTTTTTTAAGTCGGGCGCGTTTATCCCGCATCTTCAAATAGATTTCGGCTAATTGGTCAAGGGGTACGTCTGGGGTAGCTTCGCTCTGAACTGTGTCGTCCATGATATGTTCCTTTCTTTTTTAACACTATACACTGTCAAATGTTAATGTCAAGCTCTTTTTTAAATAAATTTATTGTTTCTGTGTGAATGTTGATATTATTACGCAAAAGCCAATAGACTCTAGACTCAATTGAACTTCCAGTAATATGTACCACTGTCATGTTGTTGACTTGGCCCGGCCTGTCGATGCGGGCGTTGGCTTGTAGATACGTCTCTACACTGTTGCATGGAGCGTACCAAATAATTGTGTCGGCGGCAGTAAGGGTTAGCCCGTGTGATGCGGCCTTGGGTTGAATGATTAATACTTTAACTTTATCGTTGGATTGAAACTCCTGTACGATCTCATTACGCTTATTAACACCCACAGAGCCATTGATAACTTCACATGAAACATGGTGCTTGTTTAAATACTTCTGTAGCATTTCTATCGTATGGGTATACGGTACAAACACCAGGACTTTATTTGATGTCTCGTCTATGACCTCATGCACAACTTTCAAGCGCGGAGTTATGTCGAACTCTATGACTTCTCCAGTATCGGTATACACAGCCCCTCCAGAAATCTGGAGTAGTTTAGTCAACATTGATGCGGCGTTGACTGCGGAGACTTCTTCGCCTGATGCGGCAATAAGCATCTCCTTCTTGAGCTTGGCGTAGTATTTATCCTGTTGCGGTGTAAGCGGTGCATCACGATCAACAAAGGTCAATGGAGGTAAATCAATACACTGACGTTTCTCAAACCTGATTGCAGGTTGCAGAGCTTTGTGCACGATGTGGGTCGCCGTCGGTCTTGGTTTCCACTTGTATTGTGTAACCTGTTGCATCACAAGATCTTTGAAGTGCGTAAAGAACCGAGGCACGCCTTCGGGATTGATGAGCTTAGCCAATCCATAAGCGTCGGCGGGGGATTGAGCCGCAGGTGTGCCTGTCAGCATCCACAAACCTTTGACCACTTTGTTTACATCCCGTAGCGTAGCCCATCGGTCTGTCTGCGCATTCTTGTACGCAGATGCTTCGTCAACCACAATCAAATCAAACCCACCATCCATCACTTGTTCTTTGATGATGGATAGTCCGTCGAAGTTTGTGATGACAAACTCAGCCATGTGCTTGTTAACAATTTCTTTTCGCTTGCTTGCATCGTTATGATAGGCAATCGCTACTGTGCGGTGCATTGCAAACTTAAACAAATCGTTTTGCCACGCCGACTTCATGATCGACAAAGGACACACAACTAACACTCTTCTAATTACGCCGAGAGTCATAAGATAGTCAGTCGCCCAAATTACAGACGCAGTTTTGCCTGTACCTTGTTCGTTAAAGCAAAATGCTTTTCTCTTACTAATTAAAAACTCTGCGGTTGTCTTCTGATGCTCAAATGGTGTGAAGCCCGGGGGTCTGGGCCACGTATACTCTGATAGTTTCATTTTCCTCTAATCACTTTGCTGAGTTTTTTCTCCCCTTTCTCCTTGCCCTTTTTAACCTCTCGGATTAAGTTGTGCTTGGAGTCACGGTCGAATGTTCGGTTGCCATGTGGCGTTTCAATGAATACGCCGTTCTTGTTTGAGCCTCCTTTGTCGAGAGCTTTGACGTGTGCAACGTCTTTGCCTTCTCTAATATCGGCTTTGCCGTTCTTATTCCGGTCAGGGAACTTCTTGTCAACTAACGCCCGAGCACGTTCTCTTTCGAGTCGGCGGGGGCCTTCACCACGAGTTTTTTGCTCTTGGTATTCTTTTTTATAGTTGCGGTCAGCAGGGTTTTTGTAGGGCATTTAGGTTCTCCATAATTCCTTTTCGATACGATGTTTATCAATATCTTCTTTGGTTAAGCCAATATCCTCTGGGGTTGTTTCCCACAAAGGTTTACGAGTTTCTTTATCAGTCTGTTGCAACACTTTACCAAGGGCAAGTGTGATTTCCATCATCATGGATTCTTTAGTTTTGTTGATTTCTTTTTTGACCAAGTCACCCACAGTTAGGGCTAACTCAGTACGTACAACTTCCTTAACTCTACGCTTTAATTCGTTTTCAAGCAATAGTGCGGTGTCGGTTTCTTGATTTGTCATTGCAGTCATTTAATGTTCTCCCTGTTCAATAGTCGCACATGGTTGGCAATGGCTATGCCCAACTCCGATCTTGGGTCGTTTTTAAGAGTGTCAATTACTATGTCAAGAACACGGGTATGAATAAACGAGGGCTTGCTAAGAAAAATAAGATTTATTCTCTTATCCACAAGTTCTCCAACCAATTCTTCTACGTTGTCTTGCAGTTTTATGTAGGCTTCTGCTTGTTGTCTTTCTTCGTCAGTCATTTCAACTCCTGTTATATTCGCACGTTTTCACGGCACAGAATCGGCACAGAGGGCCTGTGCTTGGATTCCAAACTCCACTTTCTTTCGCTTTCTCAATCCGTTCTACATCTTGTGCAGACTTCTCAATATATTTTTCAGCCATCTCACGTTCGTGCGTAGCCTTAACGAACTCCTTCGATACGACAAATAGAAGCGCCGACTTCACCTTCTTTACTTGTGGGAATTTCGCAAAAAGCCCACAGGCTACAAGATCCAATTGCTTGACGTCCGCATATCTCGCATTCTTTGATGTCTTGTAATCCACCGAGTGCGCCACCCCTGTCTTCGGATTGATAACCACCAAATCTGCTATCCCATGCCACCATACATTCGGTGCATCGAAGTCGCATGCTTCCAAATTTTTCGTCAAGCCAAGTCGAACTTCGCAATGTTTTTCTCCCTCAATCTTGTTCAGCTCATCGAGCAAAGGTTTAATAAAAATGTAGCGTTGCGGTATGGCTATGCCATCTTTTATGTATTCTTCAGCAACGAGATGCACTGCTTTACCGTACGTGGTCGCAGGTGTGTCTGGTTCGACAACATCCTTGGCAACTTTGGTGTGGTAATACTTACGAGGACATTGTTGAAATGTCTTCAAACTACTATATGACCATACTGTACTCATATTGCTCCTTGATGTGGCAGTGCGCTATCTGCATAGCTATGGCGTTGTTTATATTCGGGGTCGTGACTGTCATTATAAAAACAAGTATCCCCTTCAAACCTAACTGTGTCACCTCTATAAGTCCAAACAGACTTAGGAATGCCAATACCCTTTTCTATAAAGTCTAGCCCTTTTTGAGTGATTACCCATTCGCCACCAGCTCGCGTACCGTCTTCTTTAGTAGCCTTAGCCACCAAACCCCAGTAACGTAATTTCTGAAAATTATCCCATTGGTTTCTGGTCAACCCTAAATTTTTAATATTGATTGGGCCTCCACCATGAAAGTTTAATCGACTCAAACCAACTGCAAGTGCTTTACTAAACGTATGTTTGTACTCTACCATCTTGGCCTCACAATGAGGGCATCTTTTTATAATCGCCATAACTCACTCCCTATATAGTATCAACGTTTCATGTTTCTAACAAAGATTGCAAACGAATGTGCGGTATCGCCACCATTCCTCATCTTGTCAAACTCTCTAGCAACTTCTTCAAGAACTTCATTTCGCTGAGAGACCTCGATGGCGTTCTTATCCACGCCATAATACATGCAAGAGCATCCGTTCTCAAGGCAATAGCGATCAATGTATGCGCCAGTCATAATAATGCATCCTCCATTTCTTTAACACTCTGTTGTTTAACTCTTTTGTCGGCTATCGCAAGCAACTTGGGGTCCACTTGGTCAAAGGGCCACCACGTATTGTCAACCAGCTTCTGAATGATTTCTTCGTCAGTCATTCTTTTCCCCTTGCTAACTTTTGCAACAAGTTCTTTTGGTTAATTTTTACATCAGCTCTAAGTTCAGCGGTTGCTTTCTCTGCTACTAGTTTGGCAAACTGTTCTAATTTATCTAACCACATTAAACCGTTACCAACATAGTCGTGAGGTAACTTTGCTTGATTAGCCATCTGTATGATTTCTTCTTTAGTCATTCTTCCTCCGGAGGTAATCTAAATTCCCAAAAGCCATAAGCATCGCCTCGGCTCCATCTTTCCCATGAAAAATGTACATCCCTTGTGCTCTTATTGATGTACTTCCACAGTACACGCATCAGCAATCCCCATAAGAAGCGCCCACACCTGATTCACAGTTAAGGGGCAAGTCTAAACACCAATTGGGCCTCCAACGCATGCACGTCTCAACGTACTCACGAGCTTGTACGGCTTCGGGTATAGGAACAATACAAGCAATCGCATCATGCACAGTCATAACAACTTTGTATTTCTTAGCGATCATTAGCATCTGTTCGCCAATCACAATACGAGCTAACGCCTGACATACGTTCTCGATGACTTTCCCACCATAGATACGTGTCGCTATCATTTGCCGACCACGCTTGGTGTCGTAGACCAACTCGCTTTTATCTTCGTTCTGAACCACACGCAGGTTTGGGTACTTGATGTAAAGTCCGTTGGGTAACTTGATACCCTTTTTACCTTCTACGTCCAGTATCCCAAGTTTTGTGTGCTTATCGCTCATGATGGCTTTAAGGGCTAGTGCTCCGTCTTTCCATAGTTCAACAATTTTTGGGTATGTCGCACGATAAGTTGCAATGATTCTCTTTGATTCAGCCTCAATAATTTCGACTCCAAAAGTCTTAAGCTGCGCCTTAAATTTAATTGCTCCCATGCCGTACCCCGCACCAAGAATGGTCGTTTTGCCAACGAACCTTTCATTCTTTGTAATTTCTGCTTCTCCTTTAGCATAGATAGCCGATGCCATGATTTTGTATACGTCCTGCCCATTTTCAAATGCCTCTACTAAATCGTTTTGTTGAGCTAACCATGCTAAAGTACGAGCTTCAATTTGAGATGAATCAGAATCAATCACTACGTAACCATGTGGAGCTAAGATAGCACCTTTAAGAAATGATGTTCTTGGTAAGTTCTGAAGGTTAATCTTATCGTCGCCACCCCAACGTCCTGTATGAGCTGCGTAGTAACGCAACATGACTGGTAACGTACCTCGATTCGCAATATCCAGAAACCTCTTTGCTCTTGTTTCTTCTATCGTAGACTTAGCGCCCAATCTGGCTGCCACAACCGCTTGCACAGGCTGAGATGGGTGTTCGAGTAATGCTTTGAATTCCTCGTCGGTCTTGGCAAATGCGTAAGTTTCTTTACCAGTCGTTTTGCTAATTTTGGTTGGGGGTATAACGTCAAGCGATCTGAGTACGTCGGCAAACTTGTCGTTGCTCATCAACTCATCTTCGTTGTATTGAGCAAGAGCATGGCGTCTAGCGTTTTGAACTGAGATGTAATAGTCTTTGAGGGATAAATTATTCAACATGAGCGCAGGCTCGGTGAACATCCGTATGGTTAAGTCGATCAGATTATGTTCGAGCTTTGGCAACTGACCCTGCATCAATAGGAACAACTCCCACGTAAGCTTTACATCGTTCTTGCAGTACTCACCATAGGTTGCTAGATGTTGCGGGGTGAAATTAGCACGTCGGTATCCCTTCGCATCCTCAACCTCTGTGCCTTTGACGCCAACGCCATAATGCTCGGCTAATGTTTTAAGACTGCCTCCCACCTCTGTGCCGATGAGCGCCCGCCCCATACTGAGAGTGCAAGCCCACTTCTTAGGTTTGATCCCAAATCTCCAGTTTAAAATCGCCCCGTCGAACTGAGCGTTGTGAGCTATGGCTACGGAGTTATCCCAATCGTACTGGGCAAGGAACTGGTGCAACTCGTTGAAAGATCCAGAGAACCACGTTGGCGCCCCATCGTTTACGGCTACGGCTACGCCAATAACCTCAAAGAGTTCATCTCTGATGTACTCCTCGGTCGTGAGCTTAGTCAAACTAAACTCAGGCGAGTAATATGTTTCAAAGTCTATGGTTAAAAAATTCATGATTTGGCTTGGGTTTGTGTTTGTCCATACCTACCTTGCGATTTGAACTTTACATTAGCTAGGCCTTCTTGTTCTTCTTCATCTTCATCTTCACCAGCGTTTAATATTTCTTTCAACACTCTGGTTTCAAATTCTTTTCTGCGTACTTGAGAAAGAGCTGTATGTATGGCGGCTTTCTCTTGTTCATTCATTACGTCTCTAAATGTTTCTTTGTAGATAAAAGACCATCTATCATATTCTTTTGGATCAAAGAACTCCTCGGGGTTAGTTTTCATTCTGTTAACTAACGCTTTTACACCTGCTGATATTTCACTCATCATTCACTCCCTTGATTAGTTTTATAGTACCCTCTAGAAAATCTATGTTGCTCTCGTTAATGACAAGCGCATAGCCCTGTGCTTTGATGATGTTCTCTAGGTTTTTATACTGAAGTGCAGTCGGTTGGTTGCTACCAGCCTTGGCTTCAATACCCATGAACTTACCATTGACGCAACATAGAAAGTCAGGCACGCCCGCATTGCCGTAGCCTGACCCAATCGGCATGGCGTAATATACGTCATACTTCTTGAGCATTGCTTTGATTTTGTTTTTAACTTTGACTTCGGGTGTTTGTGCCATAACGTAATATAGCACTACTTTTGACTTTGTCAATAGTTGGGACGAAAAAAAGCCCACAAAAGTGGGCTAGGGTTTTCCTGACATTTGTCAGATTTTTTATGTTGATGCTATTGCACGATCAATATACCATTTAGCTTTCTTCAAGTCTTCTACTCGGTTGCCCTTGTGGTCTGCACGGCTTATGTATTTCACCGCATTGCCAAGGTTGTAGTCCAGCTTCTTCGCTTCGATAAAGTCAATCGTTTCAATACCGCCAATTTTATAGTGCGATGGGTGATTAACCATATCTTTTGGCTCATGAACCACAGGCACAGTTTGAGGTACACCCTTCACGCCCTCACTTGTTTCTACAAGCACACCCACAGGTGGTTGCCATTCTTTAGCGATCTCTGTCGGTACAATAGAATGTGTATGAGTGATGAGCTTGTTCAACTCAGCAAAAGACTTTACTGACTTGGGTGTTTCGACTGGCTTAAACAGCTTCTTTGCTTTGTACATAACTTGATATACAAACTCAGAGCTTTCGCCCAACTCTTTAGCCACTTCGCTTAACTTCATAGTGGGGTGACCCGCTACAAATTTACGCACGATACCTGATCTAGAATTAGCTTGTAATCCCATTTTCTCTCTCCTTTTGGTTGTTAACATACTCAGTAAGAATTTCTCTCATTTTGGCTTGCTTGGTAAACGGGTGATGCTCAGAAAAATAATCCATTATCTCTTTGCTCAACCGAATACTCGTACAAGTGAGAGCGGGCTTCTTACCTACGCCCCTACCTCTACGTCTTGTTCCTTCCGACATCAATGCTCCAATCCATTCGCTAGTAGGTACTGTTGAATGGCTTCAGCCAGAGTCTGTCCTGCCTGTACGATGTAGTACTCTTTAGTCCAGTCAGGCCCACGATTACTAGGTTTGTACTTAGCGATCTCTAAAACTTTACCATTCGACGCGTTGATTACACCTATCTTAATATCCGATATAGAATCAGGCTCAGAACTAGAAAGTATTTCAGATACTGATATTGATGGCAGTCCCATCAGTCTTCTTAATGCGCTACTCATAACTTCTCCCCTGTGTAAATGTGATTAAAAAAATAACTGATTACTGTTGTCGGCACTTGAAATGCTTTCGCAATCTCTCGATACGACATACCTCTTTTGCGTAGAGTGATAGCTCTACTCTCGTTAATCGAAGTCCGCTTTCGACCCGATCCTTTCCTCGCTCCCCCCTTTGTGTGCATGTGTTTCGCTTTCCTGTTTTGTTAATAAATACAATTTACAAACTGTGCATAGCCAAGCAGGTTTAACCAAAGTTACGACCCACCCTTCATGCACATTGACCAACCTACCTTCGTAGGTGTTCACCTGTTTAATCATGGTTCATCAGTATCCACGTAATCCAGCCGAGGGCTAACGCTATTACTGCTATGATAACGGCTTGAATAATCGCAAATACAATTATGATTAAATCGAGTGTAGACATTACCATACCCTTAACATTAGACAGAGTATAAAGTATACCGCAAATAGTGTGCAAGCTATTTCGATAATATCTTTTACCTCGATCTCACGCTTTATGCCTAGTAACGCACTCTGTAACCAGTCCTGATCTGGACTGTAATAGACCTGCTTAGGGTCGTAGTACTTACCGATCTCAAGACCTGATCTGGTTTTATACACATTCTTCATCGTCACCCTCCAATGCAATTAAAAATGATGTGGCATTCATGCGATAGCCAACTGTGGATACAAAGTCGTTGTCGCCAGCCAACTTTAGAAAGCCGATCTTAGACCTTATGTCGTGAGGCAAATCATCGTCGTTATACGTACGTGCGCCTTTGTTAACATACTTGCAGAGATACCTACCATTGTCAATTACGACAATCACGTAGTGCTTAGCCTCGGCAATGGCATTCATCATGTTGTATTTCTCCATTAACTCACCTTGCTTATCTAAATGTTGCTTACATTGTTGAAACATGTATGTGTTGTTCTGTTGCAGGAAATTCATGAACATAATGAATCCGTCAGTACTGATAGCCCAACTTTTCGCATGTTCATGTACCAATCTAGCTTCTGCGTTTGCATCGTTACGATAGCGCCTGAGTGCTTGGTTTATTTGGTTGGTAATTTGCTCACCCGCAATCTCTACACGTTCGTTGGTAGTTGTAGGAAAGAAGTTCTTCTTAATTACACTAACCGCTTTGTTGGCATCCCTTGTCGCATAGCCTGATGCATTCGATCTGCTCGCTCTAATGCGAGGGTTGTTAACCTCAACCTTCCAGTCGCCACGGGCGTATCGTCTTACGATAGTACCTAGCTCCTCGTTGGTAGCATCAAAGAAAACTTCGACCGCTTGTATCTTTCGGTCGTATTCGCTCACCAACTCAAATCGCCACATCGGATATAACTTCGCCACTTTGTCAATGACTTCGCCTAACTCCGCATGGATCTCTAAGTTCTCTTTGGTTGCAGTCGGCATAAACTGAATTAGTTTTTTGCCTACGATTACATTGGGTAAATATTCAAACATGTTGTCCCTTTCCTGACATTTGTCAGAAATCAAATTTGTTGAGGATTGCATCGACCTTCTTCTTGAGTTCTTCACGCTCGTATCCGCTATCTTTGATAGCCTCAACGTGCACACCCACCATGGTGCGCTCAAGCTCTTGCCTTGCCTGTTCTAACTTAGGATCATTGGTCACGTTCAGCTTAGTCAATAGCTCGCAAAGTTCTACTGGGTTAGAGATAAACGAATCGTGGAACCGCTTCTTCTCGTCGTCCCCATTGTCCTTTAGCTTTTCTGACATATCCGTAAGCACACGATGTAGCTTCTCCCATGGAGCCTTCATTGCATCGGCTAACCGTTCTTCAAACTTAGTCTCGTAGTCACGCTTCAGATCTTCTAGATCATGCGATGGTATGTCTAAGCGAAAGTCACCGGACTGGGGTAATGGATTGATCGCTCGCCTGAATCCGAACTTATCTTTCACCTCGTCAAGACTCGGGTAGTCACTCGCTTTGAACATAGAACCTAAGTGCATCGGTGCTTCAGCCACCAATCGGTCATAGTCGGCAAAGAAGTTCATGCACATACTGTTGAATGTGGCTTCGTATGCTTTGATGTTAGTCAAGTATTCCATCACTAGCTTAGTAGGCAGTAAGCGTTCGCCTTTGTCAGCCCAAGGTAGTGTGTGCTGATTGTGGTACAAGCGTGCTCTCGCAGCGAACTTCTCGATCTCTTTGCGCGCACCAGTTCCTGCAAACAGATTCTTCTTGGTCTGCGATGCGTCTCTGCTTGCTGACGCATTGGCATTTACCTGTTCGGTAATATCCCTATCCACTTTCGTGGCGGGCCATACGCTGATATTCAACTCTACTAATAACGCTGATTCACTAATACTCATTTTGTTTCTCCTGATATTTCTTCAAAGTCATGAATCTCACTCTCTCCGTATGCGTTGCTACGCTCAAAAGCGTCATACATAAGATTGTGCGCTTGGTCTTCATCTTCGGCTTCCACTTCAACCTCTTTGTAGTATGTAAATACCACCACGCCTTTATACTTCTTCATGCCCACCCCCTGATATTTCGTTTACTCTCATGTTGTTTCCTTTCCTGACATTTGTCAGATTAATTAAGATAAATTGTTTTGCCGTTGTCCGCAGTAGCGTGGTTGGCTTGTGTGATTGCCCATATGGTTGGTGCAGTCCAGTCACTACCCCAGTCATCGCCCACATAACCATCGGTCAACATAATGACGCACTCGGGTACGATCTTCTGTTCATTGAGGTATGTGGATACGCAACTAGGTGCAGTCCCGCCCCCGCCAGCGGGCCTTGTTGATTCGATGATTGTGGATACTGTTGATTCATCATACGTCTCGTGCGATGCTACTTCGCTATCCCAATAGATTAGATCTACTGCGCTAGGATTAACCTCCTCGGCAATAGCTTTAACCTCAGATAAAAACTCAGCCAACTCATCGTTACCGATAGAGCCTGATGTGTCGATACCAATTACCAAGTGACCGATCTTCTGTCCGATCATGCTTGGCATGTACGTGCCTGTACCCAAGAACCTACGATTGACACGGCGCCATGATGATGTGTCTTTGGCTCTGCACGTAGACTTAACGAACTCACGCAGTAGATCTCGCCAGTCCACTTTGGGTTGCATAAGATCCCCAAGCTCACGATCCATTCCACCTGCGCCACTACCCACATTCTTCTGATGTGCCATGAGTCCTTGGCGAATAGCTTGGTCAACCTCACGCTCAAGAACCTTCTTTTCCTCGTCGGTTAGATTCTTCGCACCTTCCCAATCGTGAGTGTCGAACCCTTCGCCATCACCGTCGTCGTCACTATCTTTGTCCTGTTCCTCTTTGAGTATGTCAAAGACTTGCTTGGTGTTCATGCCTTTGAACCGCTCGTCGATAAGACCCATAAACTTACCCTTGTTCGGTCCGCTCTTGAAACGTGGCATAGCAATGACACTCGCAGTCGGATCCAGATCACAGAGCATAAGGTTAATAACGTAGTCACAAGCCATGTTCGTCAATGCTGGATCAATGTCATGTAACTTAGTCCACGTTGTTAAGTGTCGATACATTTTGTGTGCAGTCTCGTGAGCAATCACAAAACATAACTCAGCATCGGTTAGCTCTTTGACAAACTGCCTACCATAGATCTCGTCACGCCCATTGGTACATGCACTTGATACGTCATCACGTACGTACGTACGACCAATCATCATCACGCCCTGCAATAAAGCAAACTTTGGGTTACGCATTAGTGCGATCTTGCACTTCTGCAACTTACGTTCTTCGTTCATAATTTCCTCCATACCAACTAATTTCTTCAGTTACTTCTTGTTTTGTGCGACCGTTTATCAGTAAGCACATATTGAGGGCTTCTTCTTTCGTATCGTGAATTGATACTAATTTGCTTACTTGCCCCCAATCAGATTCGGTAAGTACCACTTCGTACTTACCTGTAAAATACAAACCGTTCGATGTTTCATCAATGCCAGTCTGTCGTCTAACCCATGCGAATGTTGTTTCTGACATTTGTCAGATAATTCACAGTAGGTCTTGATTCTTAGCAACCCAGTCAGCGAATGCTTTGCATGAGAACGCAATGCTCTGCTTAACTGGAGTCTTCGCAATATTGATAGCGAACACGGCTTGCCACTCGGCATCGAACCGCTCTAAGTAGTCCATGAATGGAGTAATAGTATTCTTGTCAACTCTACTGATAGCAGAGAACACAGTAATAGCACAGGCCCCAGGTGATGTGGGAACCTTTGTGACTGTTGGCGCAGATATAACTTGCTCCCATGTCGGCAGTTGATCTGCAAACTCGATGTACGCTTGCATATCACGAGCACCAGCTTCACCGATTGCGCCTGACAATGCAGATATAACCGAGTCGGTATCATTCTCTCTGCGAGACTTCACGATGTTCGATGCAGTCTCAAGTGAACGTGGCGAAACGAATGCCCCAGTTGTTTTCTTGGGGTTATAGATGTAGGGGTTATCATTTTGTCCACCATCGGTATACGATGCTAGAACCTGTGGGAACCTAGACACCCATGCACACACCTCGGGCTCGATGCCCTTGTTGATAGCCCATGATAACCACTCGTCAGCAGTTGGTTTGGATATTTGAATAGGCACAAGACGGTTTCTGCTGTGCGCTTTCATCGTATCACCTACTCCGTCAGAGCTAAGATTACCAGTCAAAAACACAATGCAATCTTTGTGCAATGACACATCACCGCATCGTGGGTTAGCCTTCTCAAGCATTGGGTGTAGCATATTCTTTACTGGGTCAGCGCCTTTGGTAAACTCGTCGAGCATAATTACCAATGGCTTTTTCTCATGCAACTTGAACCTAGCATTAGGATAGTACCTAGTAGTCTTGGTATCGTGGTCAATGACTGGCATCGCAATGTCGCCTAAGTCCATGTTGGGTACGTCAATGTATGCGTACTCATATCCAAGTCCCTCGGCAACGTCTTTGAGTAATGAACTCTTACCGATTCCGGGCTCACCCAATAAGCAGAACCTAGTCTCAGGGTTGGTGCGAATCAATGTGGCTGCTTGCTTAAGGGTAACTGTTTTACCGAATCTAACTTCTGACATTTCTAACTCCTCTAATAAAATCTGACATTTGTCAGGAAAAATATATAGCAGACGAATTTCTACTATATATAACATTGTAACACAGTATAATAACTATGTCAAGTATTTTGGCTCATTCTTGGGGCAACCAACCGTCGTACCTGTTCTGTGGAATTTTCCCAGTTGGCAACTCAACCCATTCGAGGCATTCTTTACGATAGTGGTAGTAAATAGGCTCAGTCACTATGGATTTGAGTCTAGACACAGTCACGTTAAACGATACCAATTCTCTGCGTATCACATGATTGAGTGAAGTAACGGCTAACTGCAACATGGCCTCGTGATACTTAGAAGTGTCACCGCTCTCCAATAACTCCATGAATCTGAACGTATGTAGTTCTCGATTCGAACCGAGCAATAGATCTTTGCAATGGCTACGATCTAAGTAAAAAAGTGGGTTACCTGTTGATGGTGATGAGTCAAAGTAATCTTTTAGTTCATCAAAGTAAAATGTAACAACCTCTTGGTTTACTTGCCCTACATAGTAATGCTGGCCTGAATGTGTAAGCATGTGCTTGCGCAACTTAATCATATTTCTGACATATGTCAGAAACGGAGCATAACGCTTACGCAGATCACGAGCTACGTCCTTCTTCAGTACCAAGTCAATCGTGGCCTCTGGGTCAATCACGCTCAGCCGATCTTTGCTCAACACGTTCTCCTCAACCTTCAGGTTGATCTCGTGCTTGTAAATGTACTTATTGCCGTTGTTTAGCGTAATGACGTTGTTGAAGTTTTCCTGATACGCACGCACAGCCAAGACCTGTTCAAAAAGCTGATTACAGTTCGCAGTATCGTAGAACATACTGAGCTTGATGGTGTTATCGGGTCTAAACGTAATGACTGGGCGACGATAGTGCACTATCTGTACGTCTTCGCCTTTCATGCGAATGTTGTATGCGTCGGCATCTCTGCGGTTACCGAGTGGCTTCATGTCAGGTCTACCTCGTAAGGGCTTGATAGTACTGTGGAAATACAATGCTTCCGAATAGTTCCGTATGAACGGACACGCTTGTACTGTTCTATATCCCATGTTAAATATCCTCCGTTATAGCTTGCGCTAGTCTTTGTGTTAATAAATTACGAACCCTGTCGATGGCTTCCGTCGGGTCTAAGGCATAAACGTGCATCTCACGGAAACTCGATTCAGTTTCCCATTGCACAATATGTAGAACCTCGCCCTCTTTGTCCATGTCGCTCTTGTTAGCGATGCGTGCATAAAACTGTAACATCATGCCCTCCAAACAAATACATCTAATAGCACCACGATTAGTGCGATCAAGAAAACAATGCGCATGATGCGTTCCTCGTGCGTGAATAAACTCATAACTGAACCTCCTCGTGTTTAATGACAATGTTAACTTCCATGTTCTTGATCTTGGTCAAGTCGTCACGGGTCAACGTCTTCTGACCTAGCATGTCGGCAAACTGATGGGCTAGTTTGCACTCAGGGTAGAAAACTGTTTTGCCGTATGTGTTTTTAACTCTTACTGTGATATCCATGTTGTCCCTTTCCTGACATTTGTCAGATTTTTGTTAATCATTCTCTGCACCGATATAGCACCCTGCAAAGTAGTGCGTATGTCCGAACGCTCGTATAAAACCCACTGGTATTCTTCTGTTTCTTCTAGATAAACGCTCAAGCTCAAGCTCATACTTGTACGCATACACAGAGGATCGTTTCAGATCTCGCTTGTAGGGTTTTAATGCTTTGACCATGTATGTTTGTGCCGACTGCATACTGTTTAGTAGTGGTCGTGTTGAGGTAAATTTAAAATGTGCCATGATGTTAAATCTTTTTAGGATTAATCTGCTTCACGGTTGTGGGTGCTTGTGTAGATGTAACAAACATGTAGCCACCTTTGTTGTACTCTTGGACTATGGTCCATGATTCACGTTCGGCACGAGCGTGATCTTCACCGCAAAATAAGCAATGACGATAACCTAATGACCATCGTTCTATGTGTATGTCGTCACCGCAAGTGTGACATTCTTTCCAGTTGTCCATGGTACTAACTCCTCTAATAAAATCTGACATTTGTCAGAAAACTAACACATCTAATGTATGGTAGGCGATTTCCCACCATCTATATAGTATAACACAATGTTACGGTTATGTCAAGTATTTTGAGCCGTTTTTGGCGCAACACGATGTTACGCATATGCAATGTGAGCGTAGGGCTAAATCACGGAACTGGTTCAGGTTGTTACAAAATGAATAGGGTTGATGTGATAATGTTATGTAACATTAGGGCAAAATGTAACGCAAAACGTAACGCCGTAAGTCCTTGATTTGTAAGGTGAAAATATGTGTTTAGGTATGTAATGTAATAAAGTTATAAAAAATAGAAAATAGAGAATACGGCGCCAAAATTAAGTTATGTAGATTTGCTCCGCACTTGCCGAGAAGGTCAAGCGATTCCCCGCTTATTCAATCCTCAAAAAAAACGTAACATATAACATTGCTTTAAAATCAACAACTTAGCAAAAACAAAACGTAACAAAGCACTAAAAAACGTAACAAAGCATGAGCTAAAACATAACATGCGGTAAGGCCAAGCCCGAGCGCCCGCTTGGGAACTGGTGCAACATCGTGAACCAAGTCACCATGTAAATCAATAACACAAAGAATTACAATGTTACAGAAACGACAAAAGCCCACCGAAGTGGGCCAATGTTACAAATCTGACAATTGTCAGATTCTAGGTTTTAATCCTTGTAAACTTCGGTCAGTGGTCCAAAGCATACGAACGCATTCTCTAGGGCTTCGAGAGCCTTGAGTGATTTTGGCATATACTCTTTACCCGCTTCAGCTTTCTGTATGCGGCGTAGGATAGTAGCCAACTCTTTCATGGTAACGGCGTCACA